ATATTTAAATTCGAAAAGCAACGTCAATCAGTCTCCGTTTTTAAAACATCCTCATATTCGATGTCTGCGCAAGATCAAGAAACCAAATCTGTTGTTGGAGGGCTGCCAAACCCAACTCTCTCCAACAATTCACCTGTCGCTATTCAATTTACTTCAACCCTCCAAAGGTCAACCCTTCCTGCGGATTCGGTTTCACCCATGACCCAAAATACCCCAATTTTGTTGTTAGGTACGGATGAAGTGCGTATTTGCGAGTGTACTTATGAAGAGTGCGTTTGTTTGCCGGTCGCTGATTGTCAAGTATTGCGTGATTGGCGTGATTTTAAAGCCACCCCAGCATACAAACGTTATGGATTTCATATCGCTCAAGTTTTGCATTTCAGTAAAGTGGATGATAATATTTGTTGGTTGAAAAACGAAGAAGATTTAGATACGTTCAATTCTCAATTTGCGACGTATCAAGCTAAAGTTGGAACTTTAGCTCAACGAATAGGTGAATACGATGGTCATAGAAATATAATTGATTCTCAATATAATCTTGAAATTTTGAAGAGGTCACCTAGGAAAATACCTCCTACCGTGATGAATGTATATTTTTCAACATTTAACCGGTTACGCAGTGATATTTTGGTATTGAATCAGGAATTGGACCAATTGGCTGCTGGATTATGTGCCTTTTTGGTGTCAGATCTTCCACGTGGGGCGAATATTAGGAGATGGTTTCGTAAAAAACTAGCTTCTCAGAATTTTGTTAAACTTAACACCCCATTGCGTGCGGAGATTTCATTTCTCGTGTTTTATTGTATGATACCTTTTTTTATGCCATATACGGCCATTTTATCGGTATTGCATTATACAACATTGTTTCCTATTGCTGCTTTATATTCTAAATTTTACAACACTGAACCTGCGCGACTTGGTCGTCGGTTTTTTTGTTTGATGAGTTTGCCTTTCTTTTACATCAAGCGTAAGACTCGGAGTGGTTTAATTGCCGTTACTAATTTTGTTTATGATTTTGGTTGGCGAACTTTTGTTAAACCTCTTTATTTGTTTCCTACTGCAGTCGCCTTTTGTATTGCCGCCGTTTTGGTCGTGCGCGTGTTGAGAAGGCCTATAAATCATAGTAAAGGTTTTGCTGGTGATATTGATCGAAAGAAAAACGCTTTAATTCAAATTGCTATAGCATTTGCTAGTTTATTTGCAGTAGGATCATTTGCTTGGTGGAAGAATATGGTGACTTATATGAGTTTTTTTAATTTGTTTAATATTGCATTTGGTGATTTTAGCGGATGTCGTTCCCCGGAGTGTTCATCTAATAAAGATTCTAAGCCACCTGCAAATGTTACCACTTTATGTTTTGCGTGCGCTGGGAAAGCCACGACTAAACATGCGATGGTGGCATTGCCAGGTTTGACTGTCGATACTAATAATTTGAGTGCAATTCTGGCAGATGTGCCAGTATACTCTCGCCAGTTAGTTATAACATTACTGGAGTCTTTAAAGGATCAACCCGTTGACACTAAGCCATCAATTCCTGATTGGTTTAAGAAATTGCCTTCAGTTGTTCAAGCCGCTTTAGTTCCTATGCCTGTTGATGAATTCCTTAAAGGAGATTTTAAAATCGAATACCATTTAGTCACCAAATCGTGGCGAATCGCTCCCTTGAAGAAACCCTTTTTCGATAATTCTGTGATGAGTTCTGATGAAGCCAAAACTTCTGATTCTGATTCCTCTTTACAGCGGACCATGCGCACTTATCGTGCTACTAAACCACCGATTAAGAATACAAAGATGACTCGTGCTCATGCTGCGGTTCTTGAAGCTCTAGCACATAATTCGTCATTACCCACTGTAGCGTTAAATCCAAATGTTGAATTGAAGACTAGTGATGATGAGGCTGGTTGTATTTCGATTGAAGATAATTTGATGAGTTCTTCTTGGCCTCCTATGGACCCAGGATGTTATCCCATCGCACAACCTGTATTGGATCAAGACGATGAGAGTGCAGAGGCGGTTCGGTTAATTGATCGTCTATTGGAACAATTCGGACCCGCTTGGCGATGGATTCGCAGATTTTCACTTGGATTGGCGGGTTTGTTGCTTTTGTATTTTGCTTATTGGTGGTTTGATAATAAGAAGATCTGTAAACACAAGTTTGATTGTAAGTACGCCGTGAATGGTTTATGTAACACAAAGTGTGGGTGTGATTTACACCACCCTGAGTGCGTTCCAGTTCCCCTTGATGAAGCTGGTAAGACCGTGTTAAGAACGCCAGCCATCGAGCGAATTTGCAACCGCACTCATTGTGTCGACCCAGGTTGCCCTTATCGCCACCCCGCAAATGAATCAGCTGCCACTTCAACTAAAGTCGATCTCAATAAGGCGGCTGTGCAGGTGTTAGCAGCTACAACTGTAGTTAAGAGTTGCCCGATTGATGAAACTGGTCGTAATGATTTGACGAAATTAGCGGCAACTCCTGATCATTGTCCCATGGGTTCTCGTTGTAAACGTAATCCTTGCTCTCGTATTCATACTGTAGATAATGTTTACTCACGTGATATGCCATATAATGAAGGGGCTACGTTAAGTGAACGTGATAAAGCTTATGAAGTTGTTAAACGAGAAATCTGGCGTCAAGTGGATGAGACCGTCCATGGGTGTACGCATGTGTGTGATTTGAAAGATATTGAAGGCAACGAAGTATTTCAAATTGATTGGCGTCATAACTGCAATATTGATTGCGGTGATCCAAAGTGCATTCATTGGTCTGGCTGTCGATGTGTTAAGATTCCGCTTGAGCAACTGATTTGCGTTAACTTTCCTTCTTGCGCCAATTGCACCCATGCAAAGCTCGGTAGCAATGATTTAACTGAATGGTTGTCTACTATGTCAAATTTAAAGATTGTGTTGGATAAAGCAACTAATCAGTTAAAGTCTCATTTGCAAATTGACGAAGGTAAGCGAGAACGTCATGCTCAAGCTCGAAACGCCAAAGCCCAGATGCGCGTTGCTATGGATTTAGGTCAGTCAATTGCAGATATTAAGCGCGCCAAGAGTTTAAAGCGCGCTAATTGGGAAGCAGAGCGTAAACGCGCTGAGCAAGAGATTAACATGGCGGTTGAAGATCGTAAGAAAGTCACCATTCATTGGATAGGTTATTCACTTCAAGATATTGAAAACCAAATTGCTTCTGGCCATATTTCTTTGGCCAAGTGGAGTGATGAAAAGAATGGCTGGGTTTATGAAGTCAAAAAACCCAAAAATATTGCAGAACTCCATCAAATTATGCGGAAAGAAGGATTGCGTTTAGCGCCTGAGAGATTGAATTACCAAGATTTTCGTATAAATTTTACTACCGGCAGAGCCCTTATCCCAACCGTTCAGCGTGCTTTGCGCGCTATTGCAGCTCGTGATCCTATTAGCGCTGCTCAGCATAATTTGATTTTTGAAATGGTTCAAGATGGTAGTATTTCTGGTGACCTGCGTGCTTTTAATGCTATCTTACGTGATTATGTGAATTTGTCTGAGGTGGAGCTTGGAGGTACTTATACTTTCGATCCTTCCTACAAAACCGGGAATGCCCTTTTTGGAATGCGCGATGTTCAGGATCAACCCTTATCCATGCCTGTTAATCAAAGAGATATTATACGATCATGGGCGGATACCGTTGATACAGTTGTCTCAGATATTCAGGATGCTCTTAATCATACTCGTCAAACTCCAAAAGAACTTTTATTTAATTTTTCGGAACTTCTTAATCCTATTCGAGTAGGCGACTCTGATTCTAGTCATTGGAACAAAGTTGACATTGATCATATGCTCGTTCGTTTGTATGAACGCTACCATGATTCCGATGTTTTTGGTAAAGTTGCGGATGAGTTTTTCCGTTGTCGTGGACCTCACCACTCACCTGAAATGTGGAAAACTTCTCGTGAATTCGTTAACTATATTGAGAATTATTTCTCGGGAACAGCTAATGAGTCAGCGGATAAAGATACAGCGATGGTTTTTGCTTTTCCGGAGTTTAAATCTGCTGCGTTAAAGCTCGCTCCTGATATTCGTAATGAGGTCAAGCTTAAAGGCCGTATCCCGATCGATAAATTGTACAAACGAATATACGCTGAAGCAAATCGAGCCACCCATTCGCGAGACGAGGCCAACATTAGTGGAGTGCAATGGAAAGTTGACACGTCGGGGGTTTTTTCAATTTTTGCTCAATCAAATAACATACCTTTGCAATGGTGGGGAACTTGTTCAATTACAAATAACTCTAAATTTGTTACGAGTTCTCATGTTTTTAATACCTTGCAATCTGGACAATATTTGCCAGAAGATGTTAGGTTTTGGGTGGTTGAAGGCCAGCGTAGTGGAGAACATATAATGCGCGCCGTTGACAATTCTACGATCCAGCACCACCCCGTTAAGGATGTTGCGAAGTTCGCCGTCAAATCAGTTCCATTTCGACTAACCGTTAAGGAAGTCGAAGGTAAGAGTAGATTTTGCATAGATACTTTTCCAGATCCTCATACTATTCCAACTTGGTTTATGAAGAATCGCCATTACACCACAGCTATTCCAAAAGAAGGAGATCCGATTCGTAAGATAACACCAATTTGGGATGAAACCCTTTTTAAAGGTATTATAACCGATACCGGTAAGGTTGGTCAATTTGACGGCCCAAATTTTTTACATAATATTGATTCGAATCATTGTCATAGTGGTAGTCCGCTTTTGAACGCCCAAGGTAAAATTGTTGGCGTTCACAAAGGGGTTTATTCAGTCGCTCGCTCTAATCAAGCCGCGGCTGTGGACATGGTTCTAGTTGCCATAATAAATGGCGACCAAAATATGGATGCCGTATTAAAATCAAAAAACTCGCAACCCACATTACCGAAGTAGATGGTGTTTGTGGTGTTGTTGGTGTTTTTGACCAACCATTTTATTCTACTGCTAAACCCAGAGAGAACACTGAATTAATCCAATTTGCCCGACAGCAAGGTTTTGATGTCCCGTTAACTCACGATTTGGCACAATTGGATAAGGAGATGTTATTGAATGATTTCAAGAAATTTTTGAAAGATTATCAATCCAATCCTAATGAAGACTCCATGGATCAGGCAGAGCGGGTGTTGGATAAAATGATGTCGAAGCATATGCGCGGACGAGTGTTGACTTTTGATGAGGCTTTGGAAGTTATTAAGATGAATAAATCTCCAGGTTGGCCGTATTCCCGAGGTTTTAATGGTAAGAAATATAAAACCAAAAAAACAAGTCATTGAAGAACACTATGATTATTTGAAGGAATTGGTCGCTCAAGTTTTTGAAGGTCAAGACATTGATGATAATTGGTTGGTTAGTCCAAAGGTTGAGATCCGCGCATTAGAGAAATTGATGAATATTGATCCCGAAAAGAATAAACAAAGAACTTTCATGTGCGGTGGTCTGGTCGCTTATATTGTGATGACGATGCTTTATTACAACCAAAATTGTTCATTACATCGTTTAGGGCCGGATTTTCGTTCTTGGTATGCCGTTGGTATTAGTCCATTTTATGGTCAATGGCATTCCTTAGCGGAAAAACTTAAACTTGCAGGAGACAAATTTGATTGTCTCGATATGTCTCATATGGAAGCATCATTATCACCAAGAATATTAGAAATAATTTACCGTTTGCGCAATAAATATGGTGAAGAGTCCACGCGTAAAGCTCGTGAGTGGGTCTTCGATAACTTGTGTTATAGTAAAGTTAGAGATTTGTTGGGTAGATTGTTGATTAAATTAGGTATGAACCCTTCGGGTAGTCTTAATACACTTGATGACAATACCCTTGCCTTGTTATTCATCATTATTTACGCCCTTTCTCGTCAAGGCCTCAGTGACGATGAGATAATTCGGTTTTTAGAAGATGAAGTTTTTGGCAAGTTAGGTGGTGATGATTCTATATTTAATTCACATCCTTTGTTGGCCGACCTCCCAAGCTATGCCGCTGAATTAGGATTTAAAGCTGAGTATGAGATTGCTCCTGGAAGTCCTTTGTCAGAGGCAACTTTCTTTTCATCCGGTTTCCATTATGACTTGAATCATAAGATGTATATTCCAAAACCCAACTTTGATAAACTTTTTGCTGGTTTATATTGGTGGAGGAAGGAAGATTCTTGGAGGTTGACGTTAGCCAAGCTGTGTGCTTTGCGAATTTTAACTTATCCTTACCCAAAGAAATTCCAGGAAATTGAAACTTTAATTTCCTATATTTTAGAGAAGCATGATGATGATTTACATTTAGAAAAGCGTATGGATGACAAAATAACATACTCTCAGTTGATGAGTATGATGTTAAGTACCGAACAAATGGAATTTTTGTGGTTCGGTTTAGAGAAAGCTGGAAGCGATTTATCAGAAGACGTTTTAGATAATATTTTATCCTTCCTTTAATTTTTAGGTTGCATTAAATTCACGCCTAAAAATTTCTTTTTCAATGTTTGATGTTTTTTCAGATTCTTTCCTTGTCCATTTCTGCTTTTCTTTTTCTATTGATCTTCTCCATTTGGTATTTCTTTTTTCGATGTCTACAACCACAAATCCCAAACCCAAATCTCGAACCCTTAAATCCGGATCGACCGCAAAACCCATTAGTTTGACTTTTGAAACTAAAGATAAAACTGGTGGTGTTACCGTTCCATCTCGTTCAGCTGCTGATAATTATGAAAAAAGGCTTTCGAGAATTGAACATGCGCTCCCCCCGGTGATGGCTGAGCATAAAACAACAAAAGCTCATGGTGTTAAACTCACACAGCAAGTTTCTAAACTTGAACGTGAGTTTCGAGACCATCCAGCAATTGTCGCAGCCAAAGGAAAGGAGCGTGTCCTTGAGCTTGGAAGAAAGGCTCTTGCTGATCCGTTCTCTTATGCTCCCCCAGGGCTTGGTTTTGATTCCTTTGCGCCCCCTGTGCGAGGAACCGCTTACGCCAAGAGCCAGTTCACCTTAAATGCCACCGATGGCAGTGGAACGATTATTGTTAATCCGAATTTCAACAATTTGTATATTACTACCAATTCTCTTTTTGCCACTAACCCGACTAGCGAAACCTGGAACCCCGCAACAAATGCCAGTGCAGAGCTTACTCAAGTAACTAACGCCAGGCCATTAAGCCTTGGTATTAGGTTTTGGTGCGATGAAGCTGGTTCTGGACCTCCAGGTGTTGTTTATATGGGTCAGGTTGACATTTCTTCAACTACTTGCGGCACTTCGACTTTTACGGGTGCTACTAGTACAACTAATGCTTATTTGTGTAAAGAACCTTATTGTCTCACCACAGCCTATGAAATATGGAATGGTACCACAATGAGTGCTCCAGCTTCTTACACATGCCTTGGTTATTCTACGCAAGATTTTTGCATGTTACCCGCTACGAAGGAAGAATTAGGATGTGTTAATGGCTTACATTGTGTTTGGCGACCTGAGGACCCTACTGATCTTGAAGATGATCCTTGTTTCGGGGGAGGTATGGCTACAAAGGTTATTTTCCCAGCACAAGATTTCAACAATACCAATACTTTAGGCAACATTGGCGGTGCATCTGGTAGTCTTGTGATTGCTGATCCAACTTATGCTTTTGCAGGACCTCAAGTTTTCGTTGCGTTCAATGGTTTCACCGCTGGTACTCCAATCATGTTCGACATTGAGTACACTTTCGAGTATACGGCTGATGGTAAACAAGGAGCTTCTTATATTCCTCTTGTATCCGATCATTTTGCCAGTGCTGCTTCTTATTATCGTGAATTGTTCAGACCAATTGGCCGAGCTCCTATTGATGCTAAATTTCTCACTCCCTATGGGGCAAAGAAAGAAGAATTGAAGGCCCCGACCAATCAACTCCAACTGGCTTCGCGTCACAAAGAACCCAAAGAGGAGAAGAAAATTGATCGTGAAGTTCGTCGTGAAGAACGAAAGGAGGTGAACAATGGCATTGGTTCTTATATCAACTTTTTTAGTAAAGTTGGCAAACATGTAAAAGATGCGATTGAATCACCCCTCGGTGAGATGTTGCTTGAAGGTGTTACGTCGTTATTTATGTCGGTGCATAAAGCGCAGTTGCAAGTCATTAGACGTGGTCGTGATTTCCTGCTGAATACACCACGTGGTTGGCGTTTCATGACTACCGAGGAAGTAAAAGATTTTTATATTGAGCAAGCACAGAATTCTGTCGCACGTTCGGATGTTAAACTCAATCCTGTCAATCCCCCTGAAGTTAAAACGGAGGATGTTGATATTGAAGATTCTGTTAATGTTCTTCCTTGCCCAAATCCATCACCTAATATTTTTCGTAACGCTAAGTTGAGTTTTTCAACTTTTAATCGTAAACCTGCTCTTTTTTAGGTAGCTTTAAATTCACGCCTAAAAATTTTCAATTTTGAATTGTTTTGAGTGAAATGTCTATTGTTGTTTCAGATACTCGTGCTTTTAAAAATTTTTTGCGGGATGCAACTTTTCAGCCAATTGGTAAGAATAAAATCCGTAAAGATTTGTTGACCAAATTGAGTGAATGTACTAATATGGTGTTCATTGCCCCCGGAGGGCAATACGTTATTGCTGAGTCTTATTTAAATTCTATCACATCTTTTTTAAATAAAGACGGTCGTAGTGATACGTTGAAGGATGATGAGGCTCTGTCTTTCATTACCACAATTTCTTCATTAAGACGTGATTATTCTCATTGGGAGGAGGACATGAATATCATGGCCACTCACCCAGTATCTCTTGCTGCCAGTGCTGTTTCTTCTCCAGAGCATAAGCAGCAAGATGCACCCCGCGCTCGTAGTGATCCTGCGAGTGGCAGTGTGCCGTCTTCCTGACTAGAAGGTGAAGATTTTCTTCTTCAGTGTTTCGATTATGAAGCATACCTTCGAAGTTAGATATGCGATTTGGTCATTCGCATTTTGTATTAAATTTTAGCTTGACCAAGCTACCTCGCGATACTTCGTATCATGGTTTTTTTAAACTTTTCTTTTGAAGTGTAAGAAGATCGCGTTGTAACACTAATTTTGAGTTTTTAGGCACTAC